ATGGCGAAGTCGGTCCTCAATCAGAAGAAGCTTGAAGCAATCGCGAAGTCTGCTGGCGCGAATGGGTACAGCGTGCGGACGGAAATTGCGGATGCCGGTCAACCGGGGCTGTACCTCGTGGTTCAGCCGAGCGGCTCCATGAGCTGGGCTTTCCGCTATCGGCACGCCGGCCGCTCGCGCAAAATGACCATAGGGCCGTTCGTTCTCGGGGAGGATGCTACCTTCACGCTGGCAAAGGCTAGGGAGGCCGCGCAGGAAGCCGGTCGGATCGTTTCGGACGGTAGAGACCCCGCGGAGGTTCGCGAGGAAGAGAAGCTTCAGGAGCCAGGGCCTGAGCCGGTCAAGGTGGATCTCGTCGGGGATGTGCTTGATGAGTTCGTTAAGCGCCACGTCAAGAAGAAGAACCGCGATAGCACACAGACGAACACGATAGCGTTCATCGACAAGCGTATCCGGCCGGTGTGGAAGGGCAGGGATATCCGAAGCATTACCAAGCGCGATGTTGTGAAGCTTCTTGATGACATCGCGGACGGAGGGGCGCCGGAGTCGGCTGCCCGTGTGCGTGCCGTCCTGAGCAAGTTCTTCAATTGGGCCGTCGATCGCGACATTGTTGACGCCTCGCCGGTTCCGAAGGGCTCGACAGCCAAGCAGGGCGCCAGTCGGGAACGAGTTCTGACGGACCAAGAAGTCCGGCTTGTATGGCTTGCCTGTGAAAAGGTCGGCTGGCCATTCGGTCCACTCGTCAAGCTGCTCCTGCTGACGGCGCAGCGCCGCAATGAGGTCGCGCACGCTCCCAGGTCTGAATTTGAACTCGGCGGCAACAACCAGCTCTGGACTATACCGCCCGCGCGATCCAAGAACGGAAAGGAACATCTCGTTCCTCTGACTTCGCTCGTTCTGGAGGTGATCTCGGATTTACCAAAAATCGGCGAAACGTACCTTTTCTCAACGACCGGCGAGACTCCCATAAGTGGCTTTTCGAGAGCCAAGAAGGCGATCGATGCGGAAATGCTCAGCATTGCCACGAAAGAAGCGCTCGGCTCAGGATTGAGCCCCGAGGATGTGAAGCTTGAACCCTGGACGTTGCATGACCTGCGCCGCACAGCCGCAAGCGGGATGGCTCGCCTGCGTGCCCCGGTTCACGTTGTCGAGGCGGCGCTAAATCACCAAAGCGGCGCCATCAAGGGCGTGGCGAAGATCTACAACCGCTATGAATATTTGGATGAGAAGCGGCAGGCGCTCACAGCTTGGGCCGAGCATGTCCGACGTCTCGCAGATCCGAAGCAGCGGTGACGATCAAGTTTGGCCTTGATCGTCCTCTGAGTCTGGCTCACGCACTGGCTGCTCCTCTCTATGCTTGCGGCGCTCAGCCAGGTAAACCTCGCGTTCTTGCTCGAGCTTCCTGATTTCCTGCTTCTTGGTCTTTGCTGCGTCAAGCCATAGAGCAAGCTCATCTTGGGCGGCTTGCTGGGCTGTGTCCAAGTCGGGGCTACTCTTAATAATGGCCTCCATCCGGCTTTGCAGATCCAAGAAGTCAACGCCCTCAAGCCTCCGTCTCTCCTCGCGCCTCTTCTGTCTGGCAGCGTTCCACGCTTCCGAGGTCTCCTCGATCCGCTCTCTGTCTTTGCGGAGCTGCTCGACTACATCGTCAAGCGACTGATTTGAGCGCGTCGCTTTCGTTGCTCCGAGTACGAGGTCAAGATCAAGCGCCAAATCTCCGACATAGTCGAAGAAGTCCTCTGAATAACGCTCAGCGAGGTTAGCCAGGCGCTCCGCCAAACGGACCTTGCTCGATCTAAATGAAGTGTGAAGCTCTCTAACTCGTTTAATAAACCTGACAGACAGATTATCCAGAATATTCAGGTTCTTAGCAACTCTGTTCGCTTGCTCGTCAGTAAGCAGCGCTAATTGGACAAGGCGACGGATTACCTCAGCTCGCGACTTGAATCCGTGTTTTTCCGCCCACGCGTCGAGGGTTTTTGCTTCGGATTCGGAGAGCATCATTTGGAACTTGATGGTCTTTAGTTCGCCCCGCGCCATTCGCTTTTCCCCAGTATTCTCCGATAAAACGCCGGCACACACTCGCGGTGCTTGCCTTTGATGCGGTCGAGATATTATCATCCATTACATCGGTGCGGTTCGGAACGCAACCTCCCGCAAACTGATGGAAGTTTTTCAGTGCCACTGAACATCAAAGGAACCATAATGGACGCGTCAAATACCTCAAACGCATATCTAACCAGCGGCCAGGTGCTGGCCCGCTACTCCATCGCCCCGATCACGTTCTACCGCTGGCAAAAGAATGAAACCCTTGGCTTCCCCAAGCCGATGGTCATCAACCGCCGCAAATTTTTCAAGGTGGACGAGCTGGCGGCCTGGGAGCGCCAACGCGCCAAGGTGTCGGCCTGACCCGAAATAGAAAAGCAGCATGGGCTGAGTTTGGCGACCGCACCCACGCTGCTCGATTTAAAGCCGTTCTCAACGGCCCCTCCATCACCAACGGTAAGGACCGTCAATGACCAAAATGACTAGAAACCAGCGTAACATCCGAGTCAACGTTCTGAGCGACAATAACGAGCCTTGCGGCCTTCCGGTCACACTCGTTGGCCGGGAAGCGCAAACGCTGCGGAAACTGATCGATGCGGGCGAAAGGGGCATTTCCTCCCTGGATCACCCTGGCATCCGACTCGCGCACTACTGCATGAAAATCCGTAGAGCCGGCGTTACCGTCGAGACGGTCAAAACTCCACAAGGCGGCGAATATGGCGGGTGGTATGGGGTCTACAAGCTCAGGAGCCATGTAGCCGTCCTCGAAGACAATACGAGGGCTGGCGCATGAACGCAACTTTGTATGACGGTAAAGTGAGGGCCGCGGCAACGTGGCTCTCCAAGCAAAATCCCGTTCCGGCGAAAGTCGTGAACGTCCTTCAAGCGAAATTCAACCTGAAGGCCTTGCAGGCGTGCGAAGCTTGCAAACTGGCGCAGGACTTTAGGAGTGCTGCGCTCAATGGCTAAACTTCCCGAAGACTTCCCATCAATCGAAGAGCAGGCTTTGCCATGGCCAAAGAAGGCAGAGCAGCCAACGGATGAAGAGCGGAAGGCGTTCACCGCCTCGCGACTTGAATTGATGTCTCTCATCAACAGGGACTTCGACAGACGCATGACGGCGACCGTGAAGCTGATTGCCGGCTTCCTACTCGAAAGCGTCAACAGCGAAACGCTTCGGTGCTTCCCCTCGTATCGCACGATCCTTGAAACCCTGTGCGTCGTTAAGAGCGAAAAGACGGTTGAGCGCGCGATAGCTGTCTTGCGTGAGCGCGGATGGATTTACTCTTGGCGTCCCGATCGGACCAAATCCAATCACTTCGTCTTCCTCAAAAATGAGCGCGTTGTCTCGCAGATCCTAAACTACCAGGACCACATGCGGGGGCGCCGAGAAGAAGACCGGTTAGAACGCGACCGTACACGAATGTCTGTTCGTGAAATAGAGATAAGGACGCAAATGTCTGTTCGCGAACAGACATCAGTGTCGGGTAAATCCTTAAAGGTAATCCGCGAACCTTTCTCTGGTATAGAAGAGGGCGATTACCTTATAGAAGCCAACCCTTACGCTGCGATTTCCTCTGGAAATGAGGATCTGCAGCCAATGCCGGTTCCCCACAATGATCGAGAAGCTGAAGGCATGCTGGACGCAATTTGCGAAGACATGCCCGAGGCTATTCACGTCCGCTCACATCTTAAATTCCTACTGACTGCCGGCGCCCTGACGAAACGCAAGGTGCTGAAAGTGGTGGCCGAACAGGGGAGGGCGGCGGCATGACTGACGCGCAAGTCATCGTGTTCCCGCTCACGAGGCGCGCTGGGAAAATTCGGACGGTCGCTACAACCTTGAGCGGGATGAAGACCGACAAAATGGCCCGCGCCTACCGGATGCAGATAACGGCGGGGCTTTTAGCGCACCTTGGCAAACTTGGTGTCCCGCCAATCGATCAGAACGAACCTGTTTGTGAATTTTGGCGAGCAGTCCACGACGAGATTGCTAGAACGATGGAAGGTGCCGCATGACGATAGCTGAACGCAAAGCCCGCGAAGCGCATGACCGCGAGAACCCTTGGCGGCCGATGCATGAGGCCCGGCAGGGTATCGTTTGCAATCTGATGTTCAACGACATGGCCGGCCACCATCCAATCGAGGAGCGCACGTATTTCCTCGATGCTGACGGGCATTGGTACTGCATCGAGGAGCCAGATTCTCTTTGGAGTAAGCCAATTCACTGGCGGCCTGCCTACGTGCGTTTGAAGCCAACCACAAAGGCGGCGATTAAGAAGCGCTACCAGAACCGGCACGGGAGCTGAGAGAGTGAAGCAGAAACAATTTTGGCGGCAGAAGCCATCCAAGGTTTACGAGATTGACCACACTGAGTTTGCAGCCGGTCTGCACGTCTTCTCGGATGGTGCTTGCGAGCCCAATCCGGGTCCGGGTGGGTGGGGCGTGGCAATCTACCGCGACGGTGTCGAAATCGCTTCGGATCATGGTGGCGACGCGGACACAACGAACAATCGGATGGAATTGGTTGGGCTGTTGAAGGGCATCGAGGCGGCTCGGGCGCTCGGGGCCCCGGCCGTGGTCTGGTCCGACAGCACTTACTGTGTGAATGGCTCGACCAAGTGGATGCACGGCTGGAAACGTCTCGGCTGGAAGAAGCCCGGAAACGAAGAGGTGAAGAACCTGGAGCTTTGGCAGTCGATCGACGCGGCGCTTTCCGGGGCAGATCAGGTCACCATTCGTTGGTGCAAAGGGCACGCCGGTATTCTCGGCAATGAGCGGGCGGATGAGCTGTCCAACCTTGGGATTGCGACGGTCGTCGGGGTCTCTCCCGGGCGAGAACCTGTTGATTGCCTAACCGCGGAGTATCGTAGCCGCGTTGCCGAATAATGCAACAATCTCAATTATTTGCTATGCTTCGCAAATCGCAAACGAGGGCGCTTGAATGGGTCACTGGTACGTTGTAAGGACGAGGGCAGGACAGCAGAAAAAGGCCACGGTCGAATTCGATGACAATGGCATCACGGTCTACTGCCCCATGATGCGGCGGGAGACCAGGCACTTCCAAAGCAAGAAATGGCTGATGAAGGAATGCCCGCTCTTCACCGGCTACGTTTTCGCTTATCTTCGCATCTCGGACTTCGGAACCTTGCGTGAGATGCGGCATGTTCATTCCGTGCTCGCCGACGCAGGAGGTACGCCGATCCCTGTAGCGGGCAACATCGTGGAAGACATCCGGGACGCTCAGGAGCGCGGTGATTTCGACGTGCTTCGGCCGCCCGTTCGTCGCCTCAAGGCTGGTGACACCGTACAGATCAAGGACGGGCCGCTTTCAGGTCATTACGCCGCAGTAACGAATGTAGTAGGCCGGCGCGCGATTAAAGCTTTTGTGGAAATCTTCGGATCTATGCGCGAAGTGGAAATCGGACTTGAAAGTATCAGGCGAGTAGCTTAGATTATCGGCAGCGATTTGCAGCCTGTTCTGCTGGGCGCCATAGAGTGACCCACGAGGCTCTGGGGAGATTTCGCTTTCCCCGCCTCGGCTTTACTTTGCCAAAATTCCGGTGTGCATCACCTTTCATAGAGTTCGTTAGCGCGGTGGCGAATGTCTTTGAGCATGTCTCTGGCGATCCCCTGCAACCGCTCGATGTTCTCTTGAATCTCGGCTGAGAAGTGGTCCGCGAGAGCTGGGTCCACTCCAGGGAAACTCGTGGCGGCCAACGTCTCCCTCCCGCGGGCCTCCGCGGCGTCCAGCTGGTCATCCGTCACTCCGGCGGTGAAATAGAACCGGCTTAACGAGTGGCCTATCATGTACTCTATCGCAGCCAAGCGCGCTTCAAGCCTCAACTCGTTCTCGGTCATCCGCTTCAACCCTGCCGCCATTCTATAGTGGGGTGTTCCATTATCGCGTTGTCCGGCTTGCTGGCATCACGGCCGAAATGGCTGGCGTCATCGACTTCTTTAATCACAATTTCGGAGAACTCATCCTCGTAGGCCCCGGTTTCGAGCCGCCGAACGGCTTCAGCGTAGCTGGGGGCAAAGAGCGTCCATGGGTGTGCGCGGTCCCCGTTCTTGTATTTCAGCTTAGCAACAAACAACTTCATCCATTCCTCCTTAATGTCGCGCCACGTGCCTGTGGGTCTCGTGGATATCAACATCCCCCGCCGCGGGAAAGCGGTTTTCCATTTCAGTAGGTGAGACATGGCTGACACGGGCGCTGCAAAAAGCGGCCGGCCTTCGTTGTACTCCGAAGAGCTGGCAGACACGATATGCGAGCGGCTCACACAGGGTGAAAGCCTTCGTGCCATTTGCTCCGATGATGGAATGCCTCACGCGGGAACCGTTTGCCGGTGGCTGGCAACCAACGACGTCTTTCGCGAACAGTACGCGCGGGCCCGAGAAGCGCAGGCCGAGCTGATGGCTGATGAGATGGTTGAAATCTCCGATGACGGTCGCAACGACTGGATGGAGCGCCACGGCAACGAGGGCGAAAGCGTCGGCTGGAAGGAAAACGGGGAAGCAATCCGCCGGTCCGCTCTCCGGATCGATACCCGTAAGTGGATCGCCGCTCGGCTGCTTCCGAAGAAATACGGCGACAAGATTGCCGTTGGCGGATCGAAGGAAATGGACCCGATCCAGACGGAAGAGAAGAGCCTTTCCAAGAACGAAATAGCTCGCCGCCTCGCCTTCGTACTCGCCCAGGGCGTCCGTGACGTTGACGATGGCACTGAATGACATTCTGAGGGCGCTCGACGCTCTCCCGCCAAAGGAACGCGAGGAAGTCACCCGCCAGGCCATCGAAGCGACGAAGGCGAACCACTTTATTCCGAACCCTGGCCCGCAAACGGAAGCATGGTTCTCGGAAGCCGATGAGCTTTTCTACGGCGGTGGGGCTGGAGGAGGCAAAACCACGCTGTTGTGCGGTCTGGCGATCGAGCGCCACAAGGACAGCCTCATATTCCGTCGTCAGATCCCCCAGGTTGACGGGCTTGAGAAGGAAGTCGAGCGCATTCTTGGCACGCGTGAGGGCTACAACAGCCAGGTCCATAAGTGGCGCCTGCCGGCTGGAAACCGGCTGCAGTTCGCCGGCATGCCGAACGAGACGGACAAGGAGAAATACCAGGGCCGTCAGAACGACCTGAAGGGCTGGGACGAAATCACCCAGTTCACAGAAACGCAGTTCCGCTACGTGAACGCGTGGAACCGTGACGCTTCCGGTGGGAAATGCCGCATCGTCGCCACTGGAAACCCGCCAACCTCTGCGCAGGGCATGTGGGTTATCAAGTACTGGGCGCCGTGGCTCGACCCGTCGCACCCGAACCCGGCCGCGCCTGGCGAACTGCGTTGGTTCACGACCGTTGACGGCGAAGACATTGAGGTCGAGGGCAGGGGCCCGCATTGGGTAAATGGTGAATGGGTCGAAGCGGTATCCCGTACATTCATTCCTTCGAGACTGGAAGACAACCCGGACCTGATGGCGACCGGGTACGCTTCGAGGCTGAATGCTCTTCCGAAGGAGCTTCGCGAGCGTTTGCGCAACGGTGCTTTCGATGTCGAGGCGGAAGACGATCCTTGGCAGGTCATTCCCACGAAATGGGTGAAGGCCGCCCAGGCCCGGTGGACAGAACGACCGCCCGAAGACGTTCCGATGACCGCGGTTGCCGCAGACGTGGCTCAGGGTGGGCCGGACAAGACGCAGATCCAGACCCGGTACGATTGGTGGTATTCCCGTTTCAGCAGCTACAAGGGCAGCGAAACACCGGACGGTCCGACCGTCGCCGGTCTGATCATCAAGGAAATGCGCGACCGTTGCCGTGTGATTGTCGATGCTGGCGGCGGGTATGGCGGCGATACCCTGACGCAACTGGCCCATGCCGATGTTGATTGCTTCGGCTTCAAGGGCGGGTCTGCCTCTGCCTCTCGCACCCGAGAAGGCATGTACGGCTTCAAGAACCTTCGCTCGCAAGTGGTTTGGCAATTCCGCGAGCAGCTTGACCCGGATTTCGGATCGCAAATTGCCCTGCCCCCTGACCCGGAATTGACGGCTGATCTCTGTGCATTTCGGTACGAGATACGGGCAGGGGGCGGCGGTGAGGAGATTGTCGTCCTTCCCAAAGACGAAATGAAGGAAATGCTCGGTCGATCGCCTGACAAGGGTGACACGACCATAATGCTTTCAGCCTCGAAGCTGGGCGGTCTCAAGCGCCCGAAAGCCGCACAGGAACGCCGGGAGCAGCAGCGCCACCGGCTCCAATCCGTCACTTCCAATGCCTCACTGAAGGCTCGACTGCGAGGAAAACGCTGATGGGAAAACTCTTTGGCGGCGACAAGCCCGACTATCCCGATCCCGAGCCCCCGGCGACGATGCCCGATCCGGAAGACCCGTTGGCAAAGCGCCAGCGCCGGAAGCAGACGCGCACGCTCAATACGACCAGCAGCTCCGCGACTGACCGGTTGGCGCCTGTCCCCGGCACCATCGGCCGTGAATTCACGCGCTCGACTCTCGGTGCGAACTGATGGCGGATAGAGCCGGCAAAGATCTGATGGAGATTGATTCTCGGCTGTTCTCGACAAAGGGAAGCCTCGACAGTTTCCACCAGGAGATTGCCGAGTTCTTCTATCCGGAGCGCGCGAGCTTCACGCAAGAGCTCATCCTGGGCCAGGAGTTTGCCTCTCACCTGACGGACTCCTATCCGGTGCAGGTCCGCCGCGAGCTTGGCGACCAGATCGGCTCCATGGTCCGGCCGTCCGACCGGCAATGGTTCAAGGCCAGCGCCTCGAATGAGCGCGTTGCCCGGGACAGTGCGGCAAAACAGTTCCTCGAATTCATGACCGACGTGAACCGCGCAATCCTGTATTCGCGGGACAGCGGCTATCGTCGAGCAGCGAACGAGTGCGAGCATGACTTTTCAGCGTTCGGCATGGGCTGGGTGCAGGTCAGCTACAGCAAGAAGCGCGATAACCTGCTCTTCAGGACGCACCACCCGCGGAATATGGCCGGCTGCGAGGGTCACGACGGGCGCGTCAATCACGTGCATCGCAAGTGCGATATGAAGGCGCACACGATGGCCTATCTCTTCGGAGAGGACAAACTCCCGAAGCCGGTCAAGGACGCCCTCCAGCGAAAGGACGTCACCAGCACGTTCAAGGTTCGTCACATCTTCATTCCGCTCGAAGTGTACGAGCCGTATCGCAAGTTCCCGAAGGGCGCGAAATGGGCCGACGTCTATGTGACGGAAGACGGCACCATCCTGCAGGAACTGCCGGCCTTCACGTTCGATTACATCGTCCCTCGCTGGAAGACGGTCAGCGGCCACTTCTACGCCTTCTCGCCTGCGGTCGTCACTGCGATCCCACAGGCCCGCATGCTCCAGCGCATGATGATGACCATCATCGAAGCGGGCGAAAAGCAGGTTGATCCGCCCATGATTGCCACTCAGGACGCGGTCGTTTCGCCCGTGGACCTGACCCCGAACGGCATCACGTTCATTGATTCCGAATATGACGAGCGACTTGGCGCAGCCCTCCGCGCCGTCGACCTCGGCAAGAACGTCGGCCTCGGGATCGATCTTGTCAACGATGCCCGCAACACGCTCACGGAAGCATTCTACCTCAACAAGCTGGCTCCGATGGCCTCTCTACAAGGCCGTGAAGTGACGGCCTATCAGGCATCGCAGATGGTGCAGGAATACATACGCCACGCGCTGCCGCTGTTCGAGCCGATCGAGGACGAATGGACCGGCGCCACGCTGGATCTTGTCACGGAAAAGGTGATGCGTGCCGGTGGGTATGGTCCGGTGGACCGGAACGGAATTCCGGTGGACATGCCGGACATCTTGCTCGGGCAGAACATCACCTACGAGTTCAACAACTCGCTGAAGGAAGCTCGCGACCGTCAGGTCATCAACGGATACCAGGAGTCGGCCGCGGTTCTTCAGGCTGGTATGGCCCTCGATCCGTCGCTCGCCTCCGACGTCGACACCCGGACCATGTTCCGCGATGCATTCGGCGCCGTGCCCGGTGGTCGTGCGGACTGGCTCGTCAGCAAGGAAGAGGCCGACGCCGGTCGTCAGGCAATGCAAGAGCAGATGGTGGCCCAGCAGCAAATGCAGGAGGTCGGGCAGGGTGCAGAGGTTGCCGGCATGGTCGGCAATGCAGCCCAGCAGATACAGGCGGCAATGAATGGCTGAGCGGCGCCCTTATCGTCCCTGGCACCCGGTCACCGTTCGCTGTGACAATGAGCAGCCTACAAGTGACTTGGAGATCCGCAAGGCCGACTGCGTGGCTATCCAGGCGGTTTCCAAGGGCATTGCCAGCGCAGAGCAGCAGCAACGAGCCATCGCGGCAATCCTGCATGTTTGCGGGATCAACAACCTGGCATGGATGCCAGAAGAGCACGGGGGCGAAAGGGACACGACCTTTGCCGCCGGCAAGCAGCACGTAGGGCACCAGCTCCGCAAGCTGATGACCCATTCCATTTCAATTTTGGCAGGTGAGAGAAATGACGGACCAAAACACGACAGGCGCAGTGGAAAGCCCGCAGACGACAGGAACGCAGACCGCGCAAAGCAGTGATGCAGTCGATACGTCCAAGTCTGGACAGGTCGATACCGGCGCTGCTCCGAAAGCAGGCGCAACGGACACTGGTGCTTCTCCGGCCGGCGATGGCGAATTGCAGGCGTTCCGCGAGAAGCTGGCGGGCGGCGATGAAACGATCCTGAAGCAGCTCGCCCGCTACAAGTCGATCGATGCAATTTCGCGCGGCTTCCGTGAGGCTTACAACACTGCGAAGAACGGCGGCCCCAAACTGCCCGCGCTCTCTGACAAATCGACCCCGGAAGAGGTGAAGGCCTATCGCGAGGCGATGGGAATTCCGGAAGATCCAACGGCATATCCTGGCGATTTCCGCGAGGGGTACCAGGCCACGGAGGCTGACAAGGCCATCCTGGGAGACTTCAAGCAGGCTATGCACGCTAGAAACGTGCCGCCAGCAGCTGCCGCCGCTGCCCTGGACTGGTATCAGGACTTCGCGACGGCTCAGCAGCAGGAGCTTGACGGCAATCTTGCCAAGGTAGCGAAGGAGACGCAAGCCGCACTCCGGAACGAATGGGGCGGCGAATACGACGGCAACATTGGCGCCGCTCAGCAGCTCATGACGGCGCACCTCGGCAAGGAAGGTTTCGAGGGTATGATGGGCCTCCGTCTAATGGACGGCTCCCGCCTTCAGGACAACATTGAATTCGTGAAGATGATGGCCCAGCTCGGCGCCGATTATTACGGCGGCAATGCCATCATGACTGGCGATGTCGAGACGACCGCAAAAACGGTTCAGGAGCGCATTGACGAGCTTCTGTCTCTCCGCGTCAAGGACCCAGAGAAATACAAGAGCGACGACGTGCAGCAGAAGATTACGAAGCTGTACGCGCAGCGCGACAAGATCAACGCCCGGAAGTAACCCGGCGCGTTTGCAATACCCGCGGCACCCCGGAAACGGCCCCGCACCTAAACCACCCGAACATTCAAGCTGATGCGAAGCCCCGTTGAACGCAACGTACCGGCCCCTTGCCATGTGCGAGGCATCCCGTGAACGCGCTAAACGGCACCCTGACCACGGCTGAAATCCAACCTCCCAACATCAATCAAGGACACGTCTATGTCGTACATGATTACGAAAGACCAGTTCGTTGATGAGTGGGTCGTCGCATTTCAGCGCGGCGAAACCTACCTCAAGGACTGCGTTACCAAGGAAGAAATGCTCTCCGGTCTCACCGCAAAGTTTGCTTTGCAGGGTGCTGCCGGCCGCATGACGACTCGCGGCACGAACGGACTTATCCCGTCCCGTAACCGCACCGACACCCAGCCGACCGTTACCCTCGCGGAGAAGCACTCCAAGGAAACGCGGACTGGCTTCGATGTCTTCACAGCCCCGGCAAACCTGCGTGAAGCCATGCAGAATGCCGGCGCCAATGCTGCCGCTCGTGAAATCGACTACACCATCATCGATGCCCTGGCGACGGCGACCAACCAGTACGCAGGCGGCGCTGCTCAGACTCTCACCTACGGCAAGACCGTAGACGCGCTTTCGGAGCTTTTCGAAAACGACGTGATGTCCGGCAACGAAATCACCTGCCTCTGGACCCCGAAGGCGTGGGCCCGTCTGCTGACCTTCCAGCAGTTTGCGTCCGCGGACTACATCGAGTCCAAGCCGCTCGTCGGCCTGACGCTCGATCGTCCGAAAATCTGGCTCGGCGCCAAGCACATCATGCACAACGGTCTCCCTGGCAAGGGTACGGCCACCGCCTCCAACTTCATCTTCGCGAAGCCGGCTGTCGGCCACGCTATCGCGCAGGACAACATCCAGGTTGGGGTCGGCTACAACGATGAGGACGATTACTCGTACTCGCGTCACACGATCTACGACGGCGCCATCATCCTCCAGCAGGCGGGCGTCATCGAGGTCATCACCGACGACACCGCAGCGTTCAGCTAAGGAGGCGCGCAAATGGCTTACGTATCTTCTGGCTTCAAGCTGCTCATGGGCGGCCTCTCCAACAGCTCCTGCAACATGTGGCTGCTGGACTCGACCGACGCAATCGCCACGGTCAACACGTCGAACTATGTGTCTGACGGCTATCAGAAGGGCGCACGGCAGGGCGATATCGTCATTGTCCGCACGCGCGCTTCTCTCCCGGCGGGCGCCGTCTCTGCCATCAACATCTGCTTTGTCCTCGACGAAGCAACCGGCACGGACGCTCTGGGCATCGATCTGACGGACGGCCTGGCCGTTACGGCGACCGATACTGACTAAGGTGTCTCGGGGTCGATCCAGAATTGGATTGGCCCCTTTTCCGTTTCCATTTCGATAGGTGAGAAGACCATGACCAGTATTCAAAAGCTGGCGGGCCATCGCTTCATGCAGGCTGATTACTCGATCGGCCGATTTGCTGCGACTGTTCCTGCTGAAACCACGCTCGAAGACGTTACGCACCCGGAGTACTTCGGGAACCATCTGAATAGTTTGCGGGTCGGCGCCACGATCAGCGTCCTTTCCGATGACCACAAACTTGATTGTGACCTTCGGGTCCTGTCGGTCACGAAGACATCGGCAAAGGTCCGCGTGCTCCGTGTCTACGACGAGAAGGCCGCGCCCAAGGTGAAGGATGCGGAAATCTCCGCGCCGGTCATCAGCCATGGCGGCCCGGTCCACAAGTGGCGCTTCATCCATAACGGCGAGGTTATCCAACACGGCTTCGAGTCGAAGGATGCCGCTGAACGCGCCGCCGCGAAATACATCGAGCTTCTGAAGGGCGAATAAGCATGGCCGACAAGCTACAGGTGTGGAAGCAAGCTCTCGTCTATCTCCAGAAGGAGACCATTTCGACGCTCACCGATGATGTGCCGGCCGTTTATACGTTCGGCGCCGCTTGGGATGGCGTCGTCGAGGAGGCCTTCAATGCAGGTGACTGGAACTTTGCCAAGCTCTCTGTAGCTCTGTCGCTCAATAACACCGAGACGCCTGCGGTTGGCTGGACCTTTGTGTTCGATTATCCGACCGACTGGATGCGGACGGTTGCCATTAATAGCAGCCCTGAGTTCCGGACGCGGTTCTACGACTATGTCGATGAAAACGGCTTCCTGCATGCGAACACGAACGTGCTCTATCTGCGGTACATCAGCCGCGACAAGATGGACGACGTCGCGTCATGGCCGACGATGTTCTGGCGCTACGTCGCTGCGAAGCTGGCCTACGACACGTGCGGACGGCTGACCTCGGGCGACACGCTTGAGGACAAGCTTGAGAAGCGCACGGATAAGGCGCTGCGCCAGGCGAAGAGCGTCGATGCTCGGAATGAGAACAACAAGGTCCTGAATCCCGGTTCGTGGCTCCTGTCGCGCTATGGCGGCTATGGTCTCTGTGGCAATGACGGCGGTACGCTCGTAGGCGGCGAAATCACCTTCCAAGAGGGTGACGTCTGATGCCTCGCGTTTCGGCGCCAGTTTACTCCCTGAATGGTGGTGAGGTAGGAGACGAGGCGCTTTCGCGTCTGGATCTCGAACGCCTGCAGTTCGCCGGCTCGCTCTACCAGAACCTTCTGCCGCGCGTCATTGGCTCCATGACGCTGCGCCCGGGGCTGGAGTACATCACCGATATAGACTTCGGCGACGTTCAGCTCCTTGAATACAACTACTCCGGCGGCTCCGCTCTCATTCCGATCCTTTCCGATGAGGCAATGCGCGTGGTTAAGGACGATGCGCTAGTGTCGCGCGTTGCCGTGGCAACGACAATCACCAATGGCGAGTTCAACTCGTTCACAGGTTGGACGGATGCCAGCACGGGCTCAGCAAGCGCCACAGTCAGCGCTGGCGAGTTGCTTCTGACCGGCACGACCCAGGATCGCGCGTCAGCCAAGCAGACGATTTCCGTTGCTCTTGCTGATCGCAATATCGAACATGGACTTCGTCTGGACATCCGTCGCGGTCCGCTTACCATCCGGCTTGGCTCGACCAGTGGGGCAGACGATCTGATCAATCAAGCCGTGCTAGACGACGGCAATCATTCGATAGCGTTCACCCCCACGACCGCAAGCATTTATCTGGAGCTCTTTTCCGATGTCGCCAGGAATGTGCTTGTCAGGTCCTGTCTGATCGACAACGCGGGTGTTGTGGTTGTTCCTACGCCGTGGACGGCCGGGGATATCAGCGATGATCTTATTCGCTACAAGCAAAACAAGGACGTCCTGTATGTGGCGTCTGGAGTGTATCAGCAGCGCGAGATACAGCGCCGTGGAGACACGTCGTGGGGCATCCAGCGCTACAAAGTCGACGATGGGCCGTTCGTCACATCTGACGGCAACATTTCGCTAACCCCGTCTGTTTTGACCGGCAATGGAACACTGACGTCGGGTCGAAGCTATTTCGATAGCGGCATGATCGGTCGTCTCTTTCGCCTGTTCCAGAGCGGCCAGACCGTCGACGAGGATTTCTCCGGCGCGCCTTCCGAAGGCGATACGATCCGGGTATCTGGCGTCGGCGCTGCTCGCCGTTTCACATGGACCATCTCCGGCACGTGGAGTGGTACCGTTACGCTGCAGGTTGCGAATGATGACGGCACTGGAAGCCCTGGATCTTGGACTGATGTCCTTGACAGGACTTCCAACGGATCATCGAGCTACACGGATTCGGACGACAACGTTATCAAATTCTTCCGCTTCGCCGTGAAGGCCGGCAACTATACGAGCGGCCTGATAGAGACGCGGCTCGCTTACGAGGGTGGAAGTCAATCTGGCATTGTCAGGGTGACTGGCTACACCAGCGGCACAGAAGTGTTGGTGGAGGTGCTGAGCCGCCTCTATTCGACCAGCGCAACCTTCGAATGGGACTACTCCGTGTGGTCGGATTATGACAGTTGGCCGGCTGCCTTGGATGTTTTCGGGGGGCGGATTTATTGGGCTTTGTCGGACATGGTCTACGGCTCTGTTCCTGACGCCTTCAAGAGTTTTGACGACACTGTCGAAGGGGACTCCGCTCCGATATCTCGCTCGATCAATGCGAGTTCCCAGCGCGGCATTCTGTGGCTGCTTGGACTGCAGCGTCTCATTGCTGGAACGGATGCATCTGAAGTCTCGGTGAAGGCTTCCAGCTTCGACGAACCACTCACAGCCGATAGCTGGTTTCCGGTGGACGCATCTACGCGGGGATGCGCGAATATCCGCGCAGTCAAAGCTGACAAGGACGGCATTTTTGTTCAGGCCTCCGGTACCGGCGCCTTTCGGATGTCTCCGGATCAGTCAGGATTTGATTATTCCTCGGCCGACCTCATGGCGATGCATGAAGAGATTTGCGATGGATCGCCGATTGTCGACCTCGCAGTGCAGCGCCGGCCCGATACCGTCGTCTGGTTCGTCCTTGCCAACGGCGAGGTGCGCGCCTTGACCTATGAGCCGGCCGAAAACGTGATTGGCTGGTCGCGCGTTGTCACTGATGGTCTGTTCAAGCGTGTGGCTGCGGTTCGCGGAGCCGGTCAGGATTCGGTCTATTTCGCCGTCGTGAGGAATGGTGCGCAACGTCTGGAACGGCTGGCGAAGCTCACGGAATGCCGCGGCGGGGCGACTAACTGCCTCGCTGACGGGTTCAAGCGCTTCACTGCGACTGCCGGGCAGACCACATTCTCCGTGCCTCATCTCGACGGCAAGCAGGTCACCGTCTGGGTGAATGGCGCTGCGGTGCACGATCAGAGCAACCTCTATACCGTCTCGGGTAATCAGGTGGTGCTCTCTGCCATGGCCGGCGGTGAGAACGTCGTCATCGGCATTCCGTACACCGGGAGATGGCAGTCAACGAAGCTTGCCTATGGCGCCGCTAACGGTAGCGCGCTGTTCCACAAGAAGCGCGTTGCACAACTCGGAATGGGGCTGACCAAGACCATGCTTGATGGACTCCGCGTTGGCAATTCCTTCTCCAGTCTCAGGCGCCTGACGACGAACAAAGGCGATAAACCTGTTCCAGCCGGATACCTCTTCGAGGACTTCGACGCCGACATGATGTCAGTTTCCAGCGATTGGGACACCGACAGCCGCATTTGTCTGGAGGCCCGCACTCCCTATCCATTCACAGCCTCGTCGCTCGTGATGGACGTCAAGACGAATGGCTAAAATTCTTCCTGCCTCCGATATCGATTTCGCCCGCTTCTATGGCGGCATCGAGGTCACTGGTCGATGGGTTGGGAGGGCGATGTGGCGCGGTCGGATGATTGCTGGCTTCGGCGGCCTCGTCGAGACAGACCACGGTGAGTGGGTCGCGTTCCTCGAGGTGCCGCAGGAAGAGCGCAAACCGCATGTCTACAGGCACGTGCTAGCAGCGTTTGCCGATGCTCGTCAGCAGGGTGCCAAGGTCATCAAGGCCTGGTGCGACGTCACCGTGCCCGGGGCAGAAAAGCTGATGAAAAGGCTGGGGTTCCGCCCAACAGAAGAAACCATGGACGACAAGGTGGTGTGGATATGGGAGCTTTAGCACCGGTTCTCGGCGTGATTGGAAAGGTCGCCGCGGTAGGCGGGACTCTTCTGCAGGTTGCCGGCACCATGCAGGCCGGCCGCGAGCAGGAAGCGCGCTTCAATTATGAGCAAAAAGTCCAGCAGCAACAGGCTGATGAAGCCGAAGCGGCCAGCCAGCGCGACGCAGCAGAGCGCTACCGTGAAGGTCGGTTCATGCTTTCGCAGCAGCGGGCCGCAATCGCCGGTTCTGGCGGAAGCATCACAGATCCCTCCGTCATCGATCTGATGGGCGACACTCAGGGGCGCACGACGCTCGCTGCTCAAACCGATATCTACAAGGGACAGCAGCAGGCGCGGGGCTACAACGACGCCGCCAAGGTCGCCGGCATCAATGCCAGCAACTCGATGAGCGCCGCTCGCCTGCGAGCTGGTGCCTCTCTCTTCGCTGGTGTCTCCGACATGTACAGCCGCTTCGGACAGCAGGCGCGGCAATCTCAGACTGCGACCGGCACGACCGCGCCGCTTTACGGCTGAAAGAGATAGATGGTTACGATACCTACCTCTCGTGATGTTTCCTACGTCGGCACTCGATCGGGCCGTATTGCGCCGTCTGGGCCATCTGTAAGCGTCGGTGCTGCCGTTGCGGATGCTGGCCAGGCGTTGACGCATGTTGCGTACAATCTGAACGACCTTGCATCTCAAGAGGCGATCGACACCCGCAACAAGGCCGGTTTCGACCTTGAAACCAAGATGGCTCAATTCCGCGATGCCGAAGAGCAGGCATTTAACAAGGCAAGAGCAGAGGCTAGCGAAAGCGGCATCGGCTTCACCCGTCAGTTTATCGAAGGCTATCAGAAGCGCGCCGACGACTTTGTGAAGGCCAATTTTAGCGGGATCTCCGAAGCGCAGAACGCGCAATCTCGCCAGGCATTGCTGGGTATGGGCAACAGCCTCTATGGGAAGGCATATGCCTATGAGCAGCAGGCCAAGACGAATTTCTATGACCGCACGACAAACACCGGTCTCGATACCGTCCGGTCGCAGATCAAGAACAATGCGGCGCCCTATGAGGAACTGAAGCGTCAGGGGCTTGCCTCGATCAATGCGGCGGATATGCCGGAAGCATGGAAGGCGGAGAAGCGCGCGGCTTGGGAGGCGGACGCGGCCGAATCCAAGTGGCAGTGGAAGTTTGCACAGGACCCGGACACGGCCGTTCGCCAGATGAAAGGCATCACCGTTGACGCGAGGTCCCTTTCCGGAGCAATCCAGCAGACCGCACAGCAACTCGGCATCGACCCCGTCGACCTCGCCACCGTCATGTCCTACGAAACTGGCGGCACCTTCGATCCGTGGAAGAAGGGACCGACTACCAAATGGGGCGAGCATCGCGGCCTTATCCAGTGGGGCGAGCCTCAGCGCGCCAGGTATGGCGTGACATCCGACATGCCGGTCGAGCAGCAGGTCGCAGCCGTGGGGCGGTATCTGCGCGATGCAGGCGTCAAGCCAGGCATGGGCCTACTCGACGTTTATTCTGCCGTCAACGCGGGGGCTCCTGGTCTGTATGACCGATCCGACTACAAGCAGGGCGGCGCTCCAGGGACGGTGGCCGACAAGGTGAAATACCAGATGGAGCAGCACAGGGCGAAGGCTGCGGCGCTTCTCGGCGGCACCTATACGCCATCTGCGAATGATCCAGATCTCGACGCCATCCCCTACGAGCGCCGCGTCCAATTGGCGTCCTGGGGCGAAACCGAATTCGGCCAGCAGATCACGAAGCAACGCGCGGCGGCAAAGGACAATTACAGCCTCTTGATCGCCACGCAGCCCGATCAGGTGCGCGAAAGCGTCATTCTGCAGGACCCGGCACTCGATACCGGCGACAAAGCCATTCTCATCAACTCCCTGCAGTCGGCACTCAAAGAGAACGCCGGCGTGAACGCGTTCATCGGCTCGCTTGCGGGCGGGGAGGTCGCCGTCAATCCCTATAACGCTGATCAGGTGAAGATTGCGGATAAGGGATATGAAAAGCTTCTGTCCGTTGCTTCCAGCCCCGAAGAACAGAAAGCCGTCACATCGGATTTCGTCGCCCGGACCGGGTACATCCCCAAGAAGGTGCAAGCGGAACTGCGAAACGGCGCCTCTTCAACAGATCCGGCAGTTGTCGCGCAGTCCATGGAAGCCGGCCTCGTGCTCTCCAAGAATGCACCCGTTTCGTTCAGTGCATTTGAAGGATCTGCCGGTGTCCGGAGCAAGATGGACCTCTACCGTGCCTACACGCGCAATATGGGCTACTCTCCCGAAGAGGCGTCCCGGAAACTGGTCTACGCCAGCGACCCGGAGAAAGCGGCCAATCGTGAGGCGTTGCTCAAGTCGAAGACCGTTGCCGATGCGCTTAAAGCGGTTTCCTCCGACACGATAGCATCGTCCTTCGATACCAGTCGTCTCGGCCTCGCTCCGAATCCGTCCCTCGGGCCAAGCCCTGCTGCTGAAGCTGCGATGGTGGCTGAGTATCGGTCGCTCTACCAGGAGGCAATCGTTGACGCGGGTGGCGATATGACGGCTGCGAAACTGGCTGCCGACGAGCGGTTTAAGCGCTCCTACGGCGTCACCGGCTTCTCAACGATGGGAAACAACGTCGTTGTCAAGAACCCTCCCGAGAAGGCTTATCCGGCCGCACCTGATGGCACCTTCGATTACATCCGCGAGCAGCTGGCGGAAACGATGAAGGGGCAGGGGATCGAAGCCGAAGAGTTCTTCTTGCATCCCGACGAATTGACGGCTCGCGATATTCGCGCCGGCCTCCCTCCTCGATATGCGGTCTTCTATCGCAAGGACGGGAAAATCGAGCGCTTCAACGTGCCGTTTTATGCCGACACCACCGAAATGAAAAAGCAGTTCGAAGAGAAGAAGGCGAACAGCATTCGCCAATCCGAGGGACGTATGATCGAAAACCGTGAGCGCTCCATTCGAGAAGGCGAGGCGGCGCAAGACGCTCTTGAAAATACCGTTGGGCCGGACTGGATGAAGGCTCGCGCTGCTGAGCAAGCCCGCGAGCGCGTCCGCCAGGACGAAGAGATGCAGCGTCGTGAGTTTAACCCAGGGCCAATCACTGGCGGCGGTGGAGGCGGTTACTGATGCCTCTCGATTTCACACGCGCGCAGCCTGAAGCGGAGACTGTCGGGATTTCGGACTACGACCGGCCCGACCCGGCCTTCATGGATACGCTCTCCGCGGCCTATCGTCAGGAAAACATCATCGGATCGGCCTTCACTAAGGCGCGGATTAACCTAGCGGCCGGCGACGTCAATTTGATCGATCCGGAATATAACGTCTTCGAGGACCTGAAGGGCTACGAGGATTACGCGGATCGTTTCGAGAACGTGTTCAGCAAGCCCGCCGCGGAAGCGAAAAAGGCGCAGATCGATCAGGAAAAGCGCGACCGCGAGACGCTCGCCGCAAGCGGCTGGACAGGCGTCGGGCTGTCGATGGCCGCAGGGCTGACCGATATTCCGACGCTTGTCCCTGGCGGTGCTTTCGTCCGTGCCGGCAAGGTCGGTTATTCCGCCTTGCGTTCTGTTGCATCCGTCGGCGTCGCTGCCGGCGTTGGTGCTGCTGCACAAGAGGCGGGGCTGCAGGCAACGCAGGAACTGCGCACGTCAGCCGAAAGCGCGCTTGCCGTGGGAGGTTCTGTGCTCCTTGGCGGCCTCATTGGTGGCGCGGGCGCGAAGTTCTTCAGTAAGGGCGAGTGGGACCGTGTGAGCAAACAGCTCGAAGCGGATCTGACAGATGACGTTCCGGACCCTGTCGAAGTCACGAACAGCATTGTGAAGCGCATGCAAGCGGCAGGCGCCGAGTCTGTCGAAGAAGTAGACATATCGGACCTCGGCATCGGTGGGCCGAAGGCGGCAGACCTGCTTGCCAGGGCCACAGCGGCAGCGCGGATCAACCCGGGTATTCAAACGATGCTGTCGCCCTCGGGGAAGGTGCGCGAAGTGTACGGTCGTCTGGTCGATAACCCGATCTATACGACGATGAATATGGAAGGCCGTTCGCTCGGGGCGGACGTTGAAAACTCTGTGAAGCTTTATGAGCGGGGGGCGGTGGGTACTTGGCTCGGCAATTCCCGGCAAATCTACCGGGAAGCACGCAAGGCAGGCTATACCGGCACGCGGACAGAGTTCTACCAGGCTATCGCTCGCGCCGGCCGCCGTGGCGATGTGGACCCTGAGGGCAACGAGTTTGTCACCCGTGCTGCACAGGAAGCGCGCAGCCTCATCTTCGATCCGCTTCTTGAGCGCGCGAAGGGAGTAAAGCTTCTCCCCGAAGACGTGAAGACGACGACGTCCGCCAGCTATGTCACTCGCATGTGGAACCGCCAGCGCCTGGTTGGTGAGGAAACGCGGTTCCGGGAAATCGCCCGCAAGTACTTCAACGAAGAACTCGACCGCGCTCTCATCAGGCAGGAAGAACGCAAACTCGGCAACAAGATTGTCGAGACGATGTATGTCGAGGACCGGTTCAGCAGAGCTTTTGAGCGCCTCTCCAATGTCGAGAAGCGGCTGTCTGACCGTGCCAGGATACGCGGCGGCAAGCTATCGCGGGTGCAGGCGGAAGAAGCCCGTCGTTTCGATGTGATGCGGGAACGTGCGCCGCGGCCGGTCGTCGATGCTTTGCGTGAAGGAGCGGAGAGCGACTCCCTGGTCAAAACCGTGCGGGAAGCTCGATCGGCTGAGAATGTCAGGCGCGGGAAGACGCCCGTGCTATCGATCCTGAAAAAGCGCGGCGGTGTTCGGCTCGGCTCACCTCTAGCCGGAGAACTGGACGCTATTGGCGTTAATCCGAAGACGGTTCCGGGCCTATTCAAGAAGGACGGTGGCCGCGGTGCTGCTGACAACATCGTCGCCCGGGAATTCGACCTTTTCGACAATCTGCCGATCGACGAAAACGGCTACGTGCTTCAAGACTCCATCATTGATGCGATCCGCGCGGAAATGTCCGGTGTTCCGATCCGTTCCAGTGCTGACGAAGCGGAACTGGCCGATGCGGAAGCCCTCAGCGAAAACGCACGGCTCTGGTTGCAGTCGATCGGCCTTCGGGAAAACGCCACCATTAAGGAGATCCGCGAGCATCTGAACGACGTGCTGGGGCGCGAAAAGCTTCTCGATGATGTCGACGCCAAGATTGCACGTCTCAATCGGGAAATCGAGGAATTCGACCAGGCCACCGATGCAATAAAGAACGAGCAGATCATATCGGACGCTGAGGCCCGCAAGGTCGCTGAGGAGCTACGCACGCTCGAAGACGAGATAAACGCAAATGTTGACCTCGCGAAGTCGTCGCCTGCAATCGCTCGCATGGTGGATTATGCCAAGGCCCGCCGCAAATTCGGCGCCGCTCGTTATCAGCAGATCCGCGTGACGAACCGTCTCGAAGCGCTGAAGCTAGTTGACTCTGAGGGCCGCCTCACGCCCGAACTTGAAGCTGAAATGGCTAAGCTCGCGAAAGAGGCGAAGGAAATCGAGCAGAGAATTGCTGCTTCTTCCGCGAAATCCGACAAGCTGAAGAAAACGCTTCCCAAGCAGAAGCAGGATATCCCGGATTTCGTCAGCCCTGACGACCGCGACGACTATGTCAATGAAATTGTGGACTCGGTTTTCAACAATCTGACCGGTCGAGGGCAGGGGGACGTTCCGGAATGGTTGGTCCCGGTCAGCCGGGGCCCGCTGAAGGAACGCACCTTCAACATTCCTGACGAGCGCGTCGAAGATTTCCTTGAGAACGATATGGAATTGGTGCTGCGTCGCTATGCTCGCACGATGGCGGCCGAAGTCGAGTTGGCTCAGAAGTTCGGCCGCGCCGACATGAAAGAGCAGTTCGAGGAGATTACCCGCGAATATTCGGACCTCCGGAAGGCCGCGAAGACAGATGCAGAGCGCCAGAAACTGAATGCTGCGGAAGCTCGGGACATTAAGAACCTCACAGCGTTTCGCGACATGATCCGCGGCACCTACCGGGCAGCGGAAGAAGGCAGCGACTGGAGCAAGATTACGCGCGCCGCTCTCACCTGGAATTATGTACGTCTCATGGGCGGCGTGGTGATGACCAGCCTGACGGATGCCGTCAACGTGCTTGGCAAATTCGGCATGCGTGCGACGATGAGCGAAGCTCTGCCGGCCCTCGTCAGCGGCACCAAGGCTGCGAAGATTGCCCGACAGGACGCCCGCGAGCTCGGCGTTGTTGCAGAGCGGGTTTTGCAATCTCGACTTGCCTCGCTTGCGGATCTCCAAGACCCGTACCGCTACGGCTCCACGTTCGATCGGTTCCTATCAAACACATCTAACGCTTTCACCAAGGCAACAGGCCTCGGCCTGTGGAACGATACCCTGCGCACCATGGTTTCGGTGATGTCACAGAACCGCATCATGCGCATTGCGATGGATTGGGATAGGGCGCCGAACGAAGAACGGGCATATCTCGCGATGCTTGGCATTGACGAACGCATGGCAGAACGTGTCGCAACGCAATTCCGAAGGCACGGGATCGAAGAAGAGGGGATCTACGGCGCCAACGCGGGAGCTTGGGACGATGACCTTGCATATCGCACCTGGGCTGCAGCGCTTAACAAGGATGCTGACCGTATCGTCATCATCAAAGGTGTGTCCGACAACCCGCTGTGGATGAAGTCCAACCTTGGCAAGCTGCTGTTCCAGTTCAAAAGCTTCGCGCTTGCAGCACATCAGCGCATCTTGCTTGCTGGTCTCCAGGAGCGTCCACACCGTTTGGCGGAACAGCTCGTCTTTGCCTCCGCAATCGGGATGATGATTTCCTATCTCAAGTACATCGAGCGCGGCGACTTCGATGAAGCGCAAAGGCTGCTGGATAATCCTGGCCTGTGGGTGGCCAACGGCCTCGATCGGTCGGGCGTCCTCGCAATACCGTTTGAGATTTCCAATACGGTAGAAAAGATTGGCCTGCCGGGGCTCATGACTACTGCCCAAGCAGTTGCCGGCGATGAAGACCGGGGCGGCTCTGCCTCGCGCTATGCCAGCCGCGGCAAATTCGGTGCACTCGCCGGTCCAAGCGTGGGTGCATTTGAGGACCTTACCGAGATCCTGCGACAGGTTGCTGAAGGCGATATCAAGAAATCCGGCGCGAACGCGGTTATCCGCCAACTACCAGGGGCGACCCTTCCGGGCCTCCGCTCTGCCATCCACATCGGTCTCAAACCTGCGTTGGCAGAGGCGGTCGACTAAATCGGATCGTTTGGAACGCACGCAATCTGCTCGGCTGGTGGCTGGTTGTTGCGGACTGCCTGATACGCCGCGCTCTCCTGCCGGGTACGGCAAATTGGCCGCTGGACAATGTCGTATCCTTTGGCGGCCAAACACCTTTGAATGAAGCGGTTGCGCAGGCCTTGGTTCGCGTCTGAGGTCGTGACCGACGCAGGAATGTTCACAGCGCCGACACGGTTGCAGGTCGTGTAATTGCCCACCGATGAACACTGAAGCGTGCCCGGATTATAGTAGCCCGGATTAGTATGAATCTGCGTTGATTCAGGGACCTGCTGTAGGCCTGCTATCCGACATTCGTCAGCCGCAAGTTGCCTCTCAGGCAACGATGAGCCTGTCTTGTGAAGCACATCCACAGGTCCGGACACACACCCGGCCAGTAACGCCGAGAGTGCGATAACGCATCTACGCATAAAGAAATCCCCAAAGCCCACTCGCGGCGATCAAACCCCAAACATCACCACAACGCAAGGCTGCTGCGCGGCCTTTTTGCCTATTGAGGTAAATGCATGTCGACAGAATTCAACGACGGCCAGCACTACGGTTTCTTCATGACCGGGACGAAGCTCACCTCAGACACCGGGAAATATCTGAGGCAGTCTGAGCTGACGCTGGCGGCTTTGCGCGCTGCAGGCTTCTTAGACAATATGGTCGATGGAACAGCTCCACCGTCTGATTTGTCGATGTTGTGGCTGGACAAAAACAGCGATCCCGCCGTCCTGAAGGAATGGAACCCTGTCGGGGCAGCTTGGGAGCAGGTTACAAACGAAACGCTTTTCGGACGGGTGCCATGGCGGGGCGAATGGTCCTCATCCGCCATTTATAGGCGCGGGGATGTGGTGACCTACCAGAGCACGATCTGGATTGCGGCCCAGACCAGCCAGAACCAAGCGCCGGCTGAAAACGACTATTGGGATTTATTCCTGGATTCCTTGGCTGACGACTCGATCACGCCTGAGAAAATGGCGGATGATTTCATTATTCAGACGGTCGCGACTAGGACAGCTCTGAAAGAGGTCGACACCACGCGCGTCACGTCTGTCTATCTGAAGGAGGCCGGACGTGCAGGTGTTTTCAAGTGGACGCTTGGCGACTTCTCGACGCACATCGGGACAGACACGGCCGAGGGTATCTACATCAAGGCCAATGCTATTGCAGCAACATCCGGGGCGTGGATTCGGCAGTATGATGGCGAAGTGCACGTTGAATGGTTCGGTGCCATAGCGGGCCTTCAGAAAAGCAACGCTCCGACGAACGATACTGCTTTCGCTGGCGCCGACTCATTCATGCATGCTTTGGGCGGGGGTACCGTCCACATGTGTGGGCAATTCTACTGCCTCACACGTGTTCGCTGGTCTCCCGGCGTCTACTTCGAGGGCGCAGGTTTTGGCCGATGGATGCCCAGCCTGCGAACCATCAGCAAAACCTGGGAAGGCACCAACCTCATTGCCTGCGGGACCGGTGCGCGAGACTACACGGTGCAGGGCATCACTTCCATGAAGTACGCTGGCGGCTGGGTGACGCATCCAGACAGCGCGGGCTACACCATGAAGCTCAATTCCTTCATGAAAGAGGACGCTTCAGGCACCTCGCCAGCCACGCTGCGAGAGATGTCAGTCTTTGCAGCAAACAAGGACATCAACAGCGATGGCGGCGGCATCAGAAGGTGTCGCATTGTGCCGTGGATCGGCGCGGATGGCATCAATTCCTATTCCGATGACACGAACGAAGACCTCGGTGACGACTGGGACGCCGGGCTGATGCTTGATACTGCTGTCGCTTGTCGCCTGGAGGACGTTCAGGTGCGCGGTTACTGGCGCATGATCGGCTTCGCCTGGGTTGAGCGGGGCTACGAACTATTTGGCCGCAGCGAAGGTAACGTCATTCGCAATGTGTCTGCGCAAGGGCTTACCGGCCTTGCTGTTCGCGCGGGTGACATTTGGCGCGTCCTTGCAAACACCTCGAACACTCTGACCATCCGGTGGAGTGAGGAAAGCTACTGGCCGACTTCGGGCAGCTTCGAAGGGGGGTCTGGTACTGACTACGCCTATTCGAGTTTGACGCGAAGCGGCGACAATCTCATTTTCAACGGCGTCTCGCCGGCAATCACAAGTGAAAGTCAAATCAGGAATATAAATAGAGGTTGGGGCTTCTCAACCTCGATCATGGAGAACGTTGAGTGCTGGGGATGGCGACACCATAGCGGCAAAACGCCGTCTCAACTCGGCCTGGACGGTTCTACGGCAAAGGGTTGTGAGTTCAGCGGCTTCCCGCTTCGCGGGCTACACGGCTTCAACTTTACTTCCTACGGACCGGCCGACGCGGGAGACGGAGTTACCTATCTCACGCCAAACTGCATGCAGATGCACGATGTTGACGATCTAGTGCTGATCGGCGGGAAGCTCGAAACTGGTTTCGTTATCGGATCTCCGAGCCGCTCCTCGTCCACCGCTGTTGCGGGGGAAGGCGCTACGCTCAACCTCAGAATGCTGGAAACCTATTTCACCGCCAGCACTGATAAGCGCTTGCTCAAATTTCAGGGCGGCAACATTACGCAGTTGCAGCAAAACCCGCCCTCTCTGAACTCGGCGCATCTGGTCAGGATGGGCATGGACGGACAGGATATCTACGATTACCTGCCCTCCGGCCGGAGTTATCAGATCAGGAACGCCGCGGGCACCGCCCTCGTTACGGTGTTTGAGGGTTCTGGCAACGTCGATTACTCAGGGACTGTTCTCAGGCCCAGCGTTGATCTTGGAACCGCTATTGGCGCACAAACTCGACGGTTTAACTCTGCTTGGGTGCAGTCGATCCGGCCTGGCGCGGGCGCGGCTATATGGACCAGCGGAACGGGTTCACCAGAGGGCGTCGTTTCTGCTGCTGTCGGCTCTCTATACACACGAACTGACGGCGGAGCGAGCACCACACTCTACGTGAAAGAGAGTGGCAGCGGTAACACTGGATGGGTGGTGAAGTAGCGTGGCGCCGCGCCGCCTATAATCAGGTCGCCACGCTCAAGTTTAATGTCGTGAGAAGTACCGGTCGCTGTCGTACTCTCGTTCGTACGCGTCCTCGCCTTCCGCCGCAACTTCATGGGGAGCCTCGGCGTCGCTTTCGGGTGGACGAGCGAAAGAGTTCTCCGGATAACCAGCGAGCTCTCGCTTTTCCTCTTCCATGACAACGAATGCCAGGGCCGCGCAGGCGATAAATAGCGCGGCCTTGTAACCGTCGCTCGGAAGCAAGAATGAAAGTCCAATGGCGGCTAGTGACAAACTGACTGCAAATCTCATATTCCCCCTCCCCAGGTATTGAGCGGCATGTTAGCGCCCTCGAATGTGGGTGGGAATGGGATCTCCCCCTAATATTTTTGGGGGAATGTCTCTTCGCGGCGGAATTTCGCTTGAGACCATCGAAGCTATCTAAGGCCACCCACCCAACAACAAGGTGAATCAATGGACAAGACCGTGCCTCCCGGCGCGGCGATCCTGCTCGACTTCATCCGTGAAACGGAAGTCGGCCGGAGCGACCGCGCGTCCTACGACGTGATCTATGCGAACAAGCAGGGGAAGTTGAAACAGCCTCTCACAACGATGAACTACGGCGATATCGTCGATGCACAAAAGGGCTGGTCGAAAAACCACGGCTCCAGTGCTGCCGGCGCCTACCAGTTCATGCGGGCCACGCTGATCGGCTTGGCGAAGGAAATCCACTCGCTCAAGGGAACGGAGGTTTTCACTCCCGATCTTCAAGACCGGCTCGCCTATCACCTCCTGAAGCGCCGCGGTTACCAGGAGTTTGTGACCGGCAACATAACTCTGGTCGATTTCGCGCGGCGTTTGGCGATGGAATGGGCCTCGTTCCCAGTCCTGGCCGAGTGCAAGGGATCGCATCGCTTCATTAAACGCGGCCAGAGCTTCTATGCCGGCGACGGCGTGAACAAGGCCCTGGTATCGTCTGAGAAGGTCGAGGCGGTGCTTGCGCAGGTTCTGTCTATCGCGCGCCAGCCGGTCGATGTGGAAAAGCCTGCGACTACACCTGTTCCCAAGCCAGAAAAGCCGCGCAAGCCAGTCCGAAAATCCGGTCGCTTCTGGACGTGGCTGCTAACGGCCGGCGGCTCAATCGTCACGGCGCTCAAGGAATTGGACTTGGTCTCGCTAGATTGGCGCGTTCAGCTTGCCATTCTCGTCGTAATCGTAGGCTTTGCCATCTACGCGATCAGCTCCATGCCTGCAGTCCGCGACGTGCTGGGGCTGAAATCATGATGACCTGGCCGAGGCTCCTTGGCGGTTCGCTCGTGCTCGCCGCTGTCGCTTGGGCCGTCCTCCAAATCCGCGAGGATGGAGCCCAATCCACCAAGAACGCGATCGAAAGGCAGAACAATGAAGCTGGCCGCGCTGCTGACGATGTCCGCTCTCGCTATGACCTTTGCCCTGACGGGATGTGGGACTTCGGCGCCGGCAAGTGTCGACGGTCTACGCCGCGTGGTGGGAACTGATCTCATCGGCGCGCGTGGGGCTACTGCGGCGGATCAGCGGAAGATTGACAGAACCGTTGTCGGCATATGCGCTGCAACGGTCTGGACGAAAGAAGAATGCGTGCGGCACGGAGACAAGCGTTAATGGATCTGCTTCGAGAATTCTGGACTTACATCCTGGCAGCAGTTGCACTCGTGGCTTGGTCGGTGAGGGTGGAGCAAAAGACGAAGGAAAACGAAAAAGAGATACGCCGCCTATGGCACCAACGAACCGAAGACCTGGCAGCTGCCAAGGAGGCTCGCGAAGCCACAAACTCGCTGCTCGCCGAAATGCGCAGCGATATAAAGGAGCTTCTCCGCCAGGTGAGGGGGTGAGAAGTCCATGATCCCTCAGAAGGTCAATCGGTTCATCTGGTTCGAATCCATTCCTCGTTGGCGAGCATGCATTGCAGGTCCTCCGGCACCATGCCGGGCCACTCGCACCTGAGGACGGCTTCGTAACACGCTTCGACCTCAAGAGCTGCCGCCCTCGCGGAGTCTGCCTGGCCGTTAGGACGTTTCCATCTGCTCGCGTTCTTTGCCCAATTCCAACACATGAACCAGTTCCACCACCCCATATGATACCAGTGGATGTGTGCGAATTTCCGCTCGCCATCGAAGCCGGTGAAATGCTTCCGGTGGTCCGGCCATGTCTGGCGCCATTTGTATTTAGGTTTGGGGAGATCGGACACAGCTGATCCTCCTCGTTTGAGGTTGCACCATTTCGCCCCATCTTGTGGAAATGCCCGAACCGCCATCGGGCGCGTTCTCAATATGTTCTCTAAGCCGAAAGAGTCAATTCGGCTTTTCGCAGGCCTGTGCGTTAATGAGCTAATGGCCAGAGCATCCTCAAAAAAACCCCGCGAGTTCCCTCCTGCTGATCCTATGCCGGCGCGGGTCGATCCCTGCCTTGCAACGCTTGTCGACAAGCCGCCAAAGGGTCCGGACTGGGCCTACGAAGTGAAATGGGACGGGTACCGGATTGCCGTTCACATTGAGCCCAGCCGGGTACGGATACTGACGCGCGGCGGGTACGATTGGACCGACAGGTTTCCATCGATCGTTGACGACGCCCGGCGCCTTGCAGTGAAGACGGCCATCCTCGACGGCGAGGCGGTGGTGCTCGACGATCAAGGGCGGTCGGATTTCGGCATGCTGCAGCGGGCGCTCGGTCGGCTGCCTTCCGCAGTCGAAGTAGGCGCCATCGTCTTCTATGCCTTCGATCTGCTGTATCTTGACGGTCACGATCTGCGGCGGTTGCCGCTGCGTGAACGCCGCCGGTTGCTTGAACCGCTCGTCGCTGGCCGCCAGGGTGCGATGCGGCTTTCCGAAGAAGTGCAGGCGGCCGGCGCGGATTTCCTCCGCGTCGCCTGCGCGCACGGCCTAGAAGGCATTATCGCCAAGCACCTGGAGAGACCCTATCGTTCCGGCAAGGGCGATTGGTGGCAGAAGATTACATGCAAGCGGCGTGACAGCTTCGTAATCGTCGGGTTTGAACCGTCGACCGTACCTGGTCATCTCGGCCGGCTGCTGCTGGCGGCGCGGAAGGACGCAGAGCTCGTATACGTCGGTGGCTGCGGTACTGGTTGGTCAAACGAGCTTTCGCGAGAGCTGCGCAAACTGCTCGAAGGGATAGTGACGAAAAAGCCGGCCGTGGGGCTGAAGCGAAAGGGCGCCGTCTTTACCGAGCCGGTGCTCGTCGCGGAGGTGGAATATCGCGCCTGGACCGACGATGAAAAGCTGCGGCATGCGTCGTTCAAAGGGATCAGAGAGCGGGCAGATGATGCGACAATATTGAATCTGCAATACGGTTATTGAGGCGGACTCAGCCGGTGTCTGCGTCTCCCTCTGCTTCCGGGCCAAAGATTTCTTCCCACGCCTCGTACAGCATAGGCTTAGCCACTCGCAGCAAGCTTGCATTCGCTTCCTTAAGCTTTTTCAGGTGGTCCACAGCCGCATCTGGAACCTTTATAAACCGGCTGTTGTCCCACTTGCGCTGCTGGATCAGATACGCGCCGCGTCTGATGATTTCTCTACTCTTGGGATCTCTTGCGTAATCAGACACGGGGATTCCGTGCATGAGAGAATCCCGTTCAGGAGCTAACTTCCCCAAGACCTTCAAAGCAGTTAGCGCTTGTTCGGTTCTCCCCCTGGCATCATAAAACAACTGGGGCTTGTGCGCGATCAGCTTCTCCATATACGACAGTCTAAGGCCGTCGCTATTGAAATGCGCTAGACCTAACCGGATGGCTGCGAAATTCTCGAAGCCCATCTCCTGCGGCAGAGAATAGACCAGGCCCATAGCCTTCCCCCACTCGATCACAATCTTACCTAGTAGAGCCTCCGTTTCCCGCCACTCGTCGTCATCGCTCAGCATGAATCTACTCCTTCCCATCGAGGACAATTTTCAGGACTCGGATGATTTCGGCTGCGTCCAAGAGGTTATCCCTGACCTCATCCGCGGACAGTGAACCAGCCCGTGCCGATGCCGTCTGCAGATCAATGACCACATCCTTTGCCCGATTGCTGCCCGGTATGCCGGTCTGCTCGCGCATGTCGCGTATGGTGGCGACCGATCGATTAAGCAACCGTTTAACCTCGAACGGAGTCAGCCTGTCCGCTTCGTTTGCGGCTCTGATCAGTTCGGCGATGAATTGGGTGGTGAGGGACATTGCTTGGTGTGGATCATTCTTGGGGAAAACACAAATCGTGAATTCGCGACTCAGGCGCCCCTCGCTGAAATGCTTGGCGAGGAGGATCGATGCATGTTGCTCCAGTTTCAT